CGGTATCGTGAAGCTGGGCGGCAGGGGCAAGCCCAACATCCAGACCATTATCAAGGCCCCCGGCTCTTCCGGCTCCGATGACCCGCTGAATCAGCGCGGAACTATCGCCTGGAAGGTTCGGCATTTCTGCGCTGCTATCATCCAGGATGACTTCATCGTCCGGGTTGAGCATGGCGTAAGCGCCTAATTCCATCAGGGGAACACCCTTTCACCGGGGTGTTCCCCCTTTTTATTGAAAGGAGAATAATCATGGCAAGGAGCCAGACGATTGCAGTACCCAAGCAGGAAAAGACCGATGACGAAGTACGGGTGAGGATCTTCCTGCCGAAACGGGAGAATGACGATGCCACGGGTGTGGCTGTTGACCAGTACGAACACGTTAGCATCAGCAACGAACACGGTGATAACTTTGTCCGCATCAAGCGCGGCGAATATGTGGATGTGACCCCGGAGGTATTTGAGCTGCTGAAGCAGCGGTATCCCAACCTGTGAGGTGAAACGCGATGACGCTTCTGGAGATTAAAAACCATGTCATGTTCCAGACGAACAATGACGAGGATGACATCGAGGACTACATCCCCTTTATCTCCGAGTATATCAATGACGGATATGACCGGCTGGTGAAAGCCTACGATAAGCAGCACGTTATGACCCCGAACGAGAATTATCCCCCGTTGACGGAGGATGAGGATGTACCCCTGACGCCGGAGTGGACGCATCGGTATCTCGCGGACTGGGCTTCCTGGCTGATTTATCGGAACGGAAACCCCCAGAAGCAGCAGCGCGGCATGGCATTCCGGGAAGCCTTTCTGGACTGTCTGGCCCGGATACAGGCCGAGGGTGGCAAGTACGGGGAGACGGTGGGGCTGTCCAAAAACTTCTACAATATCCCGAAGTGAGGTGATACGGATTGGCCTACTCACCGCTTTATAACACCCATGTGGAGATCGATCAGTTCCGGGGGCTGAATCAGGCCGGGGACGGGCATAACCTGTCCATGCGCTATGCCGTGGAAATGGAGAACGTGAACGTGGACGGCGGCACATTCCAGCCCATGCGGGAAGGCTTGCGGCTGGAGCAGACCCTGACCAACCCCATCGGTACGCTTGCCTATCTGCATCGGCGATTCGGGGAAGAGACCGGTACATTGTTGGTGGCGATCAGCCAGGGCAAGGTATACACCAAGCTGATGGATCAGGACGATGAATGGGTGGAAAGGTATTCCGGGCTGACGGTGGATGACTGTGACTGGGTTACCTATGAAGTCAATTACCGGGACGGGGAAGGGCTCCCGGAGCCGGTGGATGTCCTGCTGTTCACCAACAGCGAGGACGGAATGTTCTGCCTTTACGGGGACACCCAGGAAGTGGTGACCGTGGAAACGCCCAAGAAGTTCGGGATTATCACCCGGTACAATGAGCGGGTGTGGGGTTCCGGCATTGTCGGGGATCCTGACATGATGGTCTACTCCGCACCCTATGACCCTTTCGACTGGCAGGCTCAGACGGAGATCCCCGAGGACGGAGCCGGGGATATCATGCAGCCCACCTGGGACGGGGATTCCTTCCAGACTCTGCGGCAATACGGCTCCGATCTGCTGGCAATCAAGCGGAATTCCATCTGGCGAATCTACGGAACCAACCCCGGCGAATTCAATATGCAGCGGCAGTATGGCGGCGGCACTATCGTGGAGAATACGGTAGCCGTTCATAATGATGCGGCCTATATGCTGGGCGAGAACGGCATGATCCGGTACAACGGCAGCGGGGCGCTTCCCTTCCTGCAGGAGGAAGTCAAGGCCCTGATGGATCTGGTGAACCGTGACGAGATCGGGAAAGCCTGTGCGGGAATCCGGAATCAGACATACTGTCTCGCTATCCCGATCAACGGGAGCGAATACTGCAATGCCATCCTGGAATACAACACGGAATCCGGTGCGCTGGCCTTGAGAACCGGCGTCAGCGTGGACAGCTTCCTCCAGGTGAATGAAAGACTGTTCTACACATCCGCGACTTATCCGGGCCGAGTGTTTGAGCTTCGGGATGATGCGGGCAAGCCTCTCCCGGTGAAGTGGGTTTCCGGATACCAGGACCTGGGGCTGAAGAGCAGTATTAAGAGCGCATTCACTCTGTATGCCATGGTCGATGCGGAAACCCCGGTGGAGCTTTATATCGGCCTGCGGACAGAGAAGAAGCTGAAGGAAAAGATCTATAAGGTGAAGCCCGGGAAGCTGGCCCGGATGCATCTGAACAACCACGGACGCATCTTCCGGCTGGAAATCCGGTGTTACAGCGCGGTACCCTTTACCATCGCGGGCGGCATCAAGCTGGATCTGGAGCTGGATCCGGATTAAGGGGTGGAAGCATGATTGAGAAAAGAAAAGAAGTCTCCGTTCCTCAATACAAGAATCTGCAGGGAACGCTAAAGCAGGAAGTCAGAAGCGCCCCGGCAAGGCGTAAGGAAGTATCGAGTTACCAGTATCCATACCCCGCTGAACCGAAAACGTGGAATGACGAAGAACGGCTGTACGGCAGAGGGCTGCGGAGGCTATTCGATATCCTGTTTTCCCGGAAGCTGCAGAATGTGATGATCGCAGACGGCGCGATCAATTCCAGAACAATCGCGGAAGAAGCTGTACAGATCCGGCACCTGACGGAGGGTTTCGGGTCTGATCTGGATATCACAGGAAACGAGAGTATTACCGGGCTGAATACAGCGGTAGAAGATGCACAGGGCACGGCTGATCAGGCTGCTGTCGATGCATCTGCGGCACAGCAGACGGCGGACCGTGCTCTTACAAATGCAGCGGATGCTCAGAATACAGCTGATGCAGCCCAGCAGACGGCTGATCAGGCCGTACTTGATGCCGCTGCGGCCCAGCAGACGGCAGCCGGGCTGACCGATCTGCTGATGCCCATAGGAATCACAATCATTGCCGATACGGCTCCCACCTGGGGAACGTGGACACAGACTACTGTGGATACTCTGACAGCGTGGACACGGACGGCATAAGGAGGTAAGCATGGCAACACAGATAGATAAAGTGTACTCGCTGAATATCGGGGTACAGGGTGAGAATATAGCCAGGGCTATTGAGCTTGACATGACGGCCTGGGTGGAGGCTTATCCGGATGCGACTTTCCATGTGCTGTTCAAGCCCTATAACGAATCAGAGGCTCTGCCGATGGTGTCCTCATTTGAGGATAACATCCTGACATGGACTCCGACCTTGAGCGCCACAGCGGTATCCGGTGTTGGTTATACGGAAATTCGGGCCATCGATCCGGATACCGGGCTGATCCGGAAGAGCCGTATCATCCCGACCAGCGTGGAGAACAGCGTAAGTGGAACAGAAGCGGATCCTCCGGCTCCGTATCAGGATTGGGTGAATAGAATCCTGAAGGCCGGAGTGGATGCTGTCAGTGGCGCTGCGGCTGTTGCCGCTGTTGCTCAGGGGGAAGCTGTTGCTTTTGAGATCAATGAAGGCGGGCATCTTGTTATCGCCTATACAGAAGGCGGAGAACAAAGAAAAACTGACCTTGGTCCTGTGGATGCCTATGCGATTGCCGTGGTAGAAGGCTATACCGGAACCCGGGAAGAGTGGGTGCAGGCTCTAGCTGATGCGGAAGTGAACGGGTTGAAAGCTGAAGGGTATGCCGTTGGCAAGCAGAACGATGTTGCGGTAGAATCCGGGGAATACTATCAGAATAACGCGAAGTATTACAATGAGCAGGCTCAGAGCGCAAAAGAAGACGCAGAGACCGCTCAGACGGCTGCGGAGACTGCCAAGATCGCTGCGGAGACCGCTCAGGCTGCTGCCGAGGCAGCTGCCAGTCGGGATGTTGCGACCTGGCTTGATGAACACTATCCGACCCGGGTGGAAGCGCTTGTGGATAACACTCTGACGACAGAAAATGCAGCTGCGGAAGCCAAGGCTACCGGTGCCGCCATCAGCGATTTAAAGAGCGAGATGGAGGATAAGACAGAGCGCATAGATCAGCTTTTTCATGATGGCTTTTTTCAGTCGAATGATTTTATCCAAGGAAATAGAAACAATAGCGGTGAAATTATTAGCCATACTGGAAGATGCACTACCAAGCACCTATATGCCCTAAAGAAAAACGATGTGATATCAATAAAGCAAATCGATAATGGCTTGAAAGCTGTTATTGCCGGAATTAACAACGGAACAAACATATATGACAGCGGATGGAAACAAGAAGATTATTCCTATTGCGTGGTCAACGAGGGGCTGTATTATGTTATTATAGTCAAAAATGATTATTCAGCATTAGACCCTTCGAGTATTCAAACATTAAAAATTGAAATTCAAAATGTGCCAAAATTAAAAAAAATAGATGAATTGCAAACTGTCATAAATAGGGCTTTGAATTTCGGATTCACGCCAGAAGTTTCATTAAATCTGTTTGATGCAGAAACAGTAATAAATGGTTATAGAGAAAATTTCGATGCCGTTGTTGTGGAAGCGCCTGGCTATTGCTACAAAAGAATAGCTGTCGAACCGTCAACAAAATATACTGTATCGCATTTGGGAGTGAGTTCTGGCAACGTTTTTATTTATCAACTTGGTAATAATGGGGCTACTGGTTATCAGCCAAGTTATAACTTAGAGCATGGTCAAGACCAATTAACGTTTACAACAGGGGAAAATGTCTATTACATTAGTTTAAATGTGGAAGTAGCAGTCAAAGCTATTACTAAATTTGAAAAGGGAGAATCGGCAACTCCGTGGACTCCATACTATAATTACTATCGCAACAACGAAATAGAAGATATCATTAATGGAGATTATTCAAGAACGCGTATTAATGGCTTGACAAAAACATACAAAGGCAAAAATTTATTTGATATAGGCAATGTATATACCGGGAAAAGATGGTCGGGGACATCTCTTGTTGATAACGATTCATATAATTCGATTCTAATACCGGTTGAACAAAATACTGATTACGTTCTTTCTAATCATAATGGAAATACTGGAAATCTGTTTGTGACTGGCAGAAATATAGACAATGAAGTTGTATTTAATGCAAATAGAACATATCCGAATACGTTTGTCTCTTTTAATTCTTTAAGCAGCGTATTACTTTACTTATCATATGATAAAAATATGACAGGGATGCAATTAGAAATCGGCAGTAGTGCCACTGAGTATGAAGAGTATATAGAATACGAAACGCTGCATGAAAATTTCAAAGTTTTACAAGCAGAACAAAATCGAAAAGCAATCAGTGAAATTAATAGAAAACTATTAAATATCCAAGAAAGAGAATATTATGCGGACATTCGGTATATTTCACAAGAAGATGAATTAATCCATAAAGTTCAACAAGCGGTGAATGGGAATACAATTACTTTTACTCTTATAACGGATGTGCACGGAACGGATAAGCAGAATAGCTATACGCCAACCGAAGGTTATGTGTTCAATACTAATTATGGAAATAAAAATTATAGAAAGCACGCCGAAGTTGCAAAAAAAATAGCAGAACACACTAATTCGGATTTTATTATCAATTTAGGCGATACTATCAATTCAACGTCTGACGAAGCCTTCCTTGATACAAATCATTCGGTTTACGAAGTAAATCATACTGAGATAAAAAAGAGGTTTTCAGAATTTACGAGGTATATCACCGGATATGTACCATATCTTTACGCAAATGCACATCATGAATTATTTCCGTTGACTAATGAAAACCATATGTCTAAATATGAAGTCCGTGGTATTTCGCAACGATTTAATCGCTATCTTCCGACCGTGTTGAATGAAGAATCTCAGGAACCGTCATATTATTATGTTGACATTCCACATAAAAATATAAGGGTTATCGTATTGGATTCAGTTTGTGATGCTGTCGAAACTGTAGGACGAAGTTATTCTGAAGAAGAGATAAATTGGATTGGAAGTGTCGCGTTAAATACAACAAAAAAAATAGTTATATTTTCCCATATTGCTACAAGAGAGAATCTTATGGGCCACGCTGTATATAGCGGTGGGGAAGAACTCGCCAATGTTTTAAATAATTTCGTAGACAGAGGTGGAGTAATTCTTGGTTTCTGGCATGGTCATGTGCACTTTGACAATATCGTTTCTCCTTCATTAAGCGGTGACAGATTTCCATATATAGCAACCGAAAAAGCCTGGCCTATTACGCACACCGGTGATTATTCAAATATTGTCGGAAATCCAATTACATACGCGCGTTCTTATGATCAGTATATTGAATATTGTATAGATGTGAATGTTGTTCATATAGACACCGGATGGATTCAGATATTTAGATATGGAGCCGGAACGGATAGAAGTTATATTCCAGAGTAATTTATTGTGACAATTAAATCACTACCACGGAATAAAAGCTCTTCACCCCGAAGGGCTTTTATTTATATTCTCTGTTTCCTTTCTGACCAGTAAAGGAGGTGGTTCCCTTGGGCTACTAATTCCGGATCTCTCTCTTTCCTATTCCAAACCCACATTATTATCAGGAGGAAATTACAATGGATGATAACAAGATGGTAATGCCTGTGGCTCCCTTTTATGGTGGAAACGGTGACGGAATGAACGGCGGTTTCGGTGCCTGGTGGATCATCATCCTGCTTGCTGTTCTTGGCTGGGGCAACGGCTTCGGCGGCTGGGGCGGCAACGGAAACGGTGGTGGTGGCTTCTTCAATGCGGATATGCAGAGGGGCTTTGACCAGAGCGCTGTGATCAATGGAATCAACGGCATTCAGGCTTCCATCAACGGTGTGCAGACCTCCCTGTGTAACGGTTTTGCCGGGGTGAATCAGGGCGTGGCGAATGGATTTGCCCAGGCTGAGATCGCGGCGAATGCCCGCCAGATGGCTGACATGAATCAGCAATTCGCTCTTCAGTCTTCCCTGCAGCAGTGCTGCTGTGATAACCGGGCGGCTACTGCGGACCTGAAATACACGATTGCCACGGAATCGGCTGCGACCCGGGCGAACTGCAACGATAACAACCAGAAGATTCTGGACAAGCTGTGCCAGCTTGAGCTGGACGGTGTGAAGGGCCAGCTTGCCCAGGCGCAGCGGGATAATGTCGCGCTCCAGAACCAGCTCAACATGGCGAACCTGGCTGCGTCTCAGACCGCGCAGAATGCTTTCATCTCCCAGGGCTTTGCGAATGAGGTGGATGCGCTGTACAACCGGCTGAACAGCTGCCCTGTGCCGACCACCCCGGTGTATGGACGGACTCCGATCTTCACCTGTAACAACGGCTGTGGATGCAATGGCGGTTTCGCTGCCTGATTTCCGCTGTCGAGTCTTCATTTAGGCACAAAAAGTGCCTTTTTCTTTTTAGATTTTGAAGAAGGAGATGATCGAAATGGCTGAGTTTGTCTATAACGAGATTCAACTCGTTCAGCCCGGAGCGCCTGCGCTGCTGAATGACGGTATCCGGTGCAACTGCGGTCTGGTGCTTCACCGTCCGGGCAGCGGCATCCTGACGCTTCGCGGAGCCGGTAACCGGTTCGCCCGGTACCGGGTGGCCTATGACGGGAATATCGCTGTTCCGGAGGGCGGCACGGCGGGAGAGATTCAGCTTGCCCTGGCTATCGATGGCGAAATCGTGCCGACCAGTATCGCGGCGGCAACGCCTACGGCTGTCGATGCCTACTGGAATGTCAACGGGTTTGCCATCATCGATGTGCCTGCCTGTTGCTGCTATACGGTTTCTGTCCGGAACGCATCCGCCAGCGCAGACCCGGCAACCACACCCGCTTCGGCGCTGAATCTGCGGAATCTGAATGTAGAAGTCACCCGAATTGCATAAGGAGGAATTCACCATGTATGACAATATCAAAAAGGCTCTGTGTAAGGAGCTGGAACAGCTGGATAAGGACATGGAGAATAACTCCAAGATGTCCGATGGCGATCTTCGCCGGTATGACATGATCATGCACGCGCTGAAGAGCGAGGCTACCTGGGAGGCGATGGAGGGTCAGAGCGGTGGTATGAGCTATGACGGCGCTTCCTATCGCCGGGGCCGTGACAGCATGGGCCGGTATACCAGCCGGATGGAGCAGCCCGATCCGATGGGCGGCGAATTCGGCTATCCCTTCCCGCAGAGCTACGGGTATCGGAATCCCCGCTGGTAATATCATGGAGAGAGAGTTTCGGCTCTCCCTTCTTTCTGGATAAAAGGAGGAAGCAGAAGATGAATTGGAATTGGAAAGAGTGGCTAAAGGCAGCGGGGATCCGGGCTGTAAAGACTTTTGCCCAGACCATGATCGGCACAATTGCCGTGGGGGCGGCCTTTAATGAGGTGGACTGGTTGCGGGCTTTGTCCATCAGCGGCGTGGCCTGCGTACTGAGTTTGTTTACGAGCCTTGCGGGCCTGCCCGAGCTTGAGCAGAGAGGTGAAGGATAATGCCGAGCTATTACACCGCGAGATCGGACGATGAGCTGCGGAAGCTGGCAGAGCAGCAGTATCAGTCTTATTATGACCAGCTTCGGAATGCCGCGAGGCAGAAGCAGGAGCGGGAATCGCTGGCCCTGGAGAACCAGCGGGCCGGGATTCAGCAGGCATACCAGAAGCAGCGGGACGCCTCCGACAAGAGCTATCGGCAGGCGTATTCGCAGGCTGACCGGGAGACACTCCGGAGGGGTATGCAGAGATCCAGCTATGCCGCCCAGCGGCTGGCGAACGTACAGCAGGAAGGTATCGAGGCCAACCAGAACATCTGGGATCAGCAGCGGACGGCAGAGGGCAACCTGGACGCCCAGATCGCGCAGCTGTCCGGACAGCTTGCCGACACGTTGGCGGGGTATGACGCGAATCAGGCCGCCGATGTGCTGAAGCGGTACAACGAGCTGCAAAGCGAGGAGTATGACCGCGCAAGGGAAGCCGAGCAGTATGCGGAATCCATCCGGCAGTGGCAGACCCAGTTTGACGAATCTGTCCGGCAGTTTAATCAGCTCCATCCGACAGATGCCGGTGGTGGCGGTGGTGGAGGATACTCCGGTGGATACTCCGGTGGTGGCGGCGGGAGCAGCGGGAAGAAGACACCCGCCGAGACTAACCCGACAGCCGGCGCGGCAGACTGGCTGGATAAAGCCGGTGGCGGCGGAACTTCTGCAACTAAAATTGGCGGGAAAGCTCTCCAGTTTAACGGTATGTCTGCCAATCAGATGAGGGCCGTTGCGAATATTTCAGCCATCAATGACAAACTGGAAACAGCTGCTGCAAGGGCCAGGGGCCGTTAATAAAGTAAATAAGGAGGATTCAGCCTTATGGGTTTTTGGGATTCAGTAAAAAAGAAGACGGATACAAGCGGAGGAAACCAGACCAGCAATGACAGGGTAAGCAGCCAGCCGAGGCAGGCCAGCGGCCGTGTAGTCAGCCAGCAGACTGTCACGATGGGCAAGCAGAATACCGGATTTCTCAGCAGTACGCGCCAGCCTACCGCAAATTCTGTCCGGTCCGCCTTTAATTCTTTTCAGACGTACCAGGTTCCTCTGGTCACTTCTTCCGGGAAATGGTATCAGGGGAATACGCCTACCTATCGGGAAACACTGGGACGGATTGCGTACGGCGCGAAAACGGATAAGGAAGGAGCCATTGCAACCTGGAATACCGTCCGGGCGAGTATGCTGGATCCCACATCAAACTACTATAACCCCTACGTCCAGCACACTAACCGGGCGGTAGACAATCTGGCGGCGCTGGGCATAGATGTCAGCAAGATTGACGATGACTGGTTCAACGCGAACCGGGGGCTGATGCAGTATTATGTGCCAACAGCCAACACGAACGGCCTGTCATCCACAATGACGAACAAGCGGTCTTCTCCCGAGCAGAAGGCCGCTTATTATTATAACCAGCTCATGATGGCT